ACCCTGACGATGCCCCACCCCTCCCCCCCGTCCCCCAGGCCCGGCTCGGGGACCTCTACCTCATCGGCCGCCACCGGCTGGTCTGTGGGGACTCCACCTCCAAGGATGACGTCTCTCTCCTCATGGCCGGGGTCAAGGCGGACTGCCTGCTGACCGATCCCCCCTACGGCGTGGCCTACAAATCGGATTCCAAGTCCCTCAAGGCCGGGGGCAAAGCCTCCATCAAGAACGACAACCTGGACCCCGAGGTCCTCCAGGACTTCCTGGCCCAAGCCTTCCACGCCGCGGCCTCCGCCCTCGCCCCCCACGCCGGGTGCTACATCTTCTACCCTTCCCGCTACCACCGGGAATTTGAGAACGCCCTGAACCTGTCCGGGTTCGAGGTCCGGGCCCAGATCATCTGGGCGAAGACCCAGGCCAGCTTCGGCTTCGCCCAATACAAGTGGAAACACGAACCCATCCTGTTCGCCGCCCGGCCTGACGCCATCCCCCTGATCTTCGTCCCTGCCCATGAAGCCGCCTTCTACGCCTTCAAGGCCGGGCAGTCCGTCGCTTGGGAAGGGGACCGCTCCCAGACCACCGTCTGGACCTGCGGCCGGGACCACGGCTACGTCCACCCCACCCAGAAGCCGGTCGAACTCCTGGCCCGCGCCATCCGAAACAGCACCAAGCCGCGCGGCATTGTCCTCGACCTTTTCGGTGGAAGTGGTTCCACCCTCATGGCTTGCGAAGTCCACGGCCGGACCGCCTACCTCATGGAACTCGCCCCGGCCTTCGTGGACGTCATCGTGCTCCGCTGGGAGCAGGCCACCGGCAAGCAAGCTATCCTGGTGCGAGGGAAGTGATCCATGCCGCGCAAGCAAGCTGCACCTCTGCCCCCAGCTTCGGTTCCGAAGCAGAAGAAGGGGAGACCGCCTATTTGTCAGTGGGAGGTCCTTGAAAAGCTGTATATATACGGTGAGAAACCAGAAGGGGCGGCGGAAACCAGTATGCCGACCTTCTCATCCCTGGCCGTTCTCGCTACGCGGTTTAATGTCCCTCTAACAGCAGTATCCAAATACGCCCAGCGACATGACTGGGCCGACCTCCGGGCCAAGGCGCGCACCGGTATCGTGGATGCGACCCATGCCGCCATGGTCCGGCAGGCCACCGAGAACTACCTCCCCCTCCGAACAAGTGCTGTGGCCCTGGTGGGGCAAGCCTTCACAGAGGCCCAGGCCGCCCTCAAGGGCAGCGACGTCACCAAGGCGGAGACCACCACTCGGGTCATGGACACGGTGGACCGCGGCCTCAAGAATCTGGATCGGGCCTTGGGCATCGCCTCCCCGCCGGCAATCGCCCTGCAACAAAACAACCTTTTCGTGCAACAAACCCGCCCTGGGGAGGAACCACCGCCCCCTTCCCAGTCCCAGACTCTGATCGATCCGTCCCTCAGCGGGAGCATCTGGAGCCTGATCCTTCGGGCCCGGGAGTCGGCCAACGCCTCCAGCGACGGTTTCATCCGCAGCCTGGAGGAGGAGTCCACCCTGCCCCCTCACCTCTCCTCCGTGCCCCGTGGCTGACAAGTCCGATCTTCTCTTGGCCATGGAGGCCAAGCAGCTATCCAAGCTGAGCAAGCTGCCGCCGGACCCGGTGAAGGCCCAGGAGGCGATCGCCACCCTGGCGGACTACTTCTCCGCAGCTTGGCTGAAGATTTCCCTGAAGGAAGCCGGGGGCGGGCTGGCCCCGTTCGTCTACAACCCGATCCAGATGGACCACCTCGTCGGGCTCCGGAGGCTCTACCGCCGCCGGCCGGAGATCGACCTCTTCCGGGGGATCCGGGACCTGATCCTGAAGCCGCGCCGGCTCGGATTCTCCACCTACATCGCCAGCCTCTACTTCCTGGATGGGCTGCTAAACCCTGGGACCAACACGGTTGTGATGGCCCACACGGAGGATGTGGTCAAGGAGCTATTCGATATTTATCGAATCTTCTACGAGACCTTGCCCAAGGATGTCCGGGAGCGCTGTCCCACCCGGCGCATGTCCACCTCGGAAATGGAGATCAATTTCTACGACGAGAACGGTTCCCTCGATCTGACCACCCGGCCGCCCTCCACCTTCTCGGTCGGCACCGCCGGGGGTAAGGACAAGCGCGGGCTGACCCCGCACAACATCCACCTGTCTGAGGCGGCCTTCTACGAGAAGTGGGCGGAGGTGAACAAGTCCCTGGTCCAGGCCCTGGACGTCCGGGGGAACGCCTTCCTGGAGTCCACCGCGCGCGGTTTCAACCATTACAAGGATCTGGTGGACGCGGCGATCGAAGGCAAGTCCATGTATCGGTTGGTTTTCTTCCCATGGTTCGCCTTCCCTGAATACCGCATGCCGGCGGATCCGGGGCAGGCGGCGGAGATCTCCCGGACCCTGTCCTCGGAGGAGCGGGTCCTGGTGGAGCGTGGCGTGGGCATGGACCAATTGGCCTGGAGGCGGTGGAAGCTGACAGGCATGGACCTCACCGACTTCCACCAGGAGTTCCCGAGCTCCGTCCTGGAAGCCTTTGTTTCCACCGGCCGGCCCGCCTTCAACCTGGAAATCGTCGTCCAGAACTGGGAGAAGGCCCGCAAGGCGGCCGGGAACTGGGCCAAGCGGGACGAATGCACCACCATCTTTGCCGCCCCCGACCCGGCCGGGACCTACGTGCTCTCTGCGGACCCGGCGGAGGGGCTGGACCGGGGCGAGGGTGACAGCCGGAACGAGGTGGGCGGGCTGGACTATTCCTCTGCATCGGTCCGGGACGCCGCCACCCTCCGGGTCATGGCGGTGATCCATGGGCGGCTTGGGGAAGCCGACTTCGCCGGCCGGATCGGCAACCTCGGGTACGAATACAACACCGCCTTGATCGTGGTGGAGCGGAATAACCACGGTGGAACCGTGCTTTACGCTCTCGAACAGGCCATGTATCCGAACCTCTACCGGCACCAGGAGTATGACGCCGCCGGCCAGCCCTTCCACAAGTTGGGGTTCCCGATGAACGTCCAGACCCGGCCGCTGGTGGTGGACTGCATCCGGGAAGTGGTCAAGCGCGGGGCTCACCCTGACCCCGATCCAAACTTCTGGAATGAGGCCAGCTTCTTCGTTTCCAACGTCCTCGGCAAGTATGAAGCTCAGTCCGGCCGGCACGATGACCGGGTCATGGACCGGGCGATCGGGACTTACGTCTGCACCCTCGGGGCGAAAGCCTGGGGCGCGGACGGGCTGCTCCGCCATGCCGACGCCGCTGGCCTGCCGCTGCCTCCAGATGCTGTAGGAAGCCCCCAGCCGCGTCAAGCGGTGCCCCCGCCCCCAGAACCCGTCCAAAGGGCTTCCACCGCCCTGGAGCTTGCCCCAGGCTTCGCACACCCCCTCTTCCAGAACCTCGCGGCACTGCGGGAGCAGGAGAACGGGCCCGAGACCTCCCGATGTGCGAATTGCCAATATTGTCCCGTCAAGGTCGGGCCCACCGTCTGCGGGGCCCATGGGTTCAAGATCGATGCCTCTATGTCGGGCTGTGAAACCTGGGAGCCTCGCCTCTCGGATACAATGGATCAGCCGAAGGTCACCACGGACATCTGGGGGAGCGGGTCATGAACGAGCCAGGAAACGGTGGATCTGCTGAATTTCGCCCAATCTTCTCCAAATCGGACGATATGGGGGCACAGGAGGCCGTCGTGGCCTACGACCCGGGCGCTCCGGCCGGGGAGGTCGTGGACGCGACGGACAAACTCTCCCGGATGTATTCCGGGGCCATGGGGGCGGTGGACCCAGTGCTCTACGGGGAAATGGCCGGCTATGCCACGGTCAACCGGATCGAGCACCGGGCGGAGGACATCATCGCCAAGGCCATCAGTTTCCGGGACGATCCGGAAGGCTGGCGGAAGGACCCGGACCGAATCACGCCGGAGGGGAAGGCCCAGACCACCAGCTGGGGCTCTGACTTCGGCCGCGGCTACTTCAAATGGCTGCCCAAGCGGGGCGTCCAGCTGCCCATCCTCCGGGCTTTCGCCCGCCGCCTGGAGGTGGCCCAGGCGATCATCCGGACCCGGAAGCGGCAGGTTGACCGGTTCAGCCGCCGGGCCCAAACCGCGGACGATATCGGCTGGAGGTTGGCGATGGACGACGAGGAGGCCACCGCCGGCACGGAAATGAAGGCCAAGATCAAATGGATGTCCCGCCTGCTGGAGTGTGGTGGCCGGGAATTCAACGCGATCAAGCGGCGGGAGCTCAAGCGTCAAGGCATGACCCAATTCCTCCGCCACTTGATCGAGGACGGGCTGGTCCTGGATCAGGCCGCGGTGGAGCTCATCGGCCTGGACGGGGCGGAAGGGCTGGACTCCTGGTTCGTCCGTCCCAGCGACACCTTCGCCCTGGCCTCCCCCCACTACGCCCAGACTTTGGACGATGGCCGCCCCATCTATGCTTTCCAAATCCTGAACGGGAAGGCAGAGATCCCCTTCGGCTTCGATGAACTGGCCCTGTTCACCCGGAACGCCTCCACCTGGGCGGAGGAGAACGGCTATGGCTACTCGGAATTCGAGCAGTCCTTGGAAACCTTGAACAACGTCCTCCAGGCGCTCACCTTCACCAAACAGGGCCTGTCCGAGAATTCGGTTCCGCGCGGGATCCTACTGGCCTACGGGAATTTCGACGTCAAGACCCAGAACCAATTCCAGGCCGCTTGGCAGGCCAAGGTCAGGGGCATCCAGAATTCCTTCGGCACCCCGATTCTTTTCTCCCGTGGGCAGCAGGGTGCGGTGCAGTATCTCCAGACTGGCCAACCTTTTGATGAGATGGCATTTAGCAAATGGATCAGCCTGAACATGGTCATCATGGGGGCCATCTTCGGGGTGGCGGCGGAGGAGGTCGGCTTCGAGTCCTTCAGCGCCTCCGGGAAGAGCAGCCTGTCTGGGGATGACACGGGCGAAAAGCTGGCCGCGGCCAAGGACAAAGGGCTCAACCCCTTGCTCAAGGACGTTTCCTCGTTCATGAACGACGAGATCGTGGACCGCTGCGTCCCCGAGCTCCACCTGGAATTCTGCGGCTTGGACGTGGAGCAGACCAAGGAGCGGTGGCAGGAGAAGATGAAGCATTCCACGATTAACGAGGTCCGGGCACAGTTCGATATGCCGCCCCATCCTATCGACTGGTTCGGGGACCTGCCGGCCGACCCGGGCGAAATGACCGCCCACTTCCAGCGGGTCCAGCAGGCCCAGACGCTCGGTGAGGTTCGGTTCGACATGCATCTTCCGGAGTATCCCAGCCCCATGCTCGACGCCGCGCCCCTCAATCCCAGCTTCGGAGCCCTCTACCAGCAAGTCCTCATGGTCCCGCCGGAGGGATCAGAGGCGGGGGAAGGTGGCTCTGGCGACGCGTCAGAGCCAGGGGAGGGCGGTCCGGAAGGTGCTTCTGAGCCGGGGCAGCCTTCCATCCTGGCCCAGAAGCTCCAGGATCTCGGGGAAGGGCGCACCCCCTACCAACCCATGGAATTCGAGAAACAGCCGGCTGAAGCCCAGGAGTGACCATGAAGGGCACCCGGAAGCCGGCCCAGGCCCTGCATGGCCACGAGGTTGAACGAGCCATGTGGGGGCCCAATCCGGACCCGCTCCGGGGGTTCGTGGAGGATGGGCTCTGGTTCCTCGGGGCCGGCTTTCTCAATCGGTTCGCCTCCGCGGTGTTGGGTCAGGCCACCACGGTTGTGGCCAAGGCGGAGGGGCCCGCCAAACCCCCGGGCTGGGGCGAGATCATGCACCTGTTCGAAGCCGGCGGGCCGCCCGGGGCGCAGATGGCCAGCTGGGGCAGCCTGATCGACGGCTTCACCCAGGCCATCCTGCCGACCAACACCGCCCTCCAGCAGGCCCAGGTTTGGGCTCTCCGGACCGCCCTGTTAACCCAGATCCAGGAGCGGGTGAAGGCGATCACCACCCCCTGGGCCTGGGACCGCTACTTCCAGATCATGCCGCCGGCCCAGAAGCACATCGCCGCCTGGACGGCCCAGCGGGGCGCGCAGTTCGTGACCAAGATGACCAGCGCCGCTCGCCAGAAGACCCTGGATGTCCTGGTGGACGCGGAGCTCGCACACGAGGGGCCCCGCTACATCCAGACCATGCTCATGGAGCGGCTTGGTGAGTTAAACCGTGACTGGAGAAGGATTGCGATCACCGAGACGGCCATGGCCATCTCCAACGGACAGCTTGCCTCGGTGGCGGACGAGGGGGGCTGGGAGGCGGTCTGGATCGGCGCGCCCACCGCCTGCCCGTTCTGCCGGAAGATGTTCGGCCGGGTGTTCGAAGTGGTGGCCAAGCCCAAGATCGGCATGGATCCTGAGAAGTTCATCTGGCCCGGGAAGCACAACGTCGGGCGCTCCGCCCACCTCTACCGGAAGGATGGCACCAAGCGGACTGCGGCCGAGCTCTGGTGGCCCTGTATCCCGGCCCACCCAAATTGTGCCTGTTTATGGTCACTTCGCAGGAAAATCACGAATTTGGCAGGGAAACGCGCAGAAGCCATTCTTGCCGGTCTTCGCAAGGAAAGATACGAGCGTTATTCAAAGGTATAGTTCAGCTTTGCGAACTCCCCGAATAATTCTATTGCCGCTTTATCATAAGCCATGGCGGCATCTTCTACTTCCGGGAAATGTCCAAGATGCCTCTGATGCTGATCTTTCTTGATATAGGCGCGCCATCGCATCCGCCTCTTATCCCACGAAACGCCTTTAAATCCGCTGGTATTATGGGGAGGTTTGACCATGTTCGCCCCGTTCTGTGTTGGTGTGGCTGGGCGGATGTTATCACGGCAATTGTTCAATTTGTTATGGTCCTTGTGATCGGTTCTTATCCCTTTCTGAAGCCCAAGAATAAATCGATGCAGACGAACGGCAGGGAGTGGCCATGAACTTGCTACATACCCATCCCTGTCCACACACCACCTTCGGTTCATTACTTCAGCCGTATAATCCGAAGTCCATAAAATGGTAGATCGCCAATCCTGAAGATGCATGATGGTGAGACCATTCGGTAAATGCTCGACCTTGTTCGCCCCAATACATTCGAATCCGCCACCCGGCTTACCTCTTCTTGGTTTTCGCATGGGCCACCTCTAATCAAGGATGCGCTTCTTCGCATGTGTGTCAATCAAGCGGGCGGAGGCGATTCTGGCCGGGCTCAGGAAGGATCGCTACGAGCGATATGCCAAGGTGCCCGCTTGAGGCGATAATGGGGGGACCTCAAAGGAGCCTCCATGGCCACCGTCGCGTCCCTCCTTGCCACACTTCAGGCTGACCTTGCCACCGCCCAGGCCGATCTGACCGCCCTGGCCGCGGCCATCGCCGCCGGCACCCCCACCGGGCCGACGGGCCCGACTGCGCCTTCGGGTCCAACCGGGCCCACCGCTCCCACCGCCCCCTCCGGCCCGACCGGTGCCAGCGGCCCCAGCATCCCCCCGGGGAACATCATCCTGGTGCCAGCCTCCTTGGCCGGCACCGACTGCGGGGCCCAGATCCAGGCGCTGCTCCAGCAGGCTGGTTCCAAGGCCACCGCCGCCAGTCCCTGGACCGTGGAGGTTCCAGCTGCGTCCAAGCCCTACATGGTGAATCCCACTCTGCACGGGGAATACGGGCTGGAGATTCCCTCCCACGTCACCCTCCAGGTGGACGCCGGGGCGACCATCGGCACGGTCACCACCCCGAGTTCCCTCCAGACCTATTACACGATTTATATCGCGGCTGGGGTGGTGGACGCCCATCTCCTGCTCCTGGGGACCCTGATCGGCGACAAGGCCACCAAGTCCAGCCCTTCGGAATGGGGCATGGGGTTTGGGGTCGATGCCTGCAATGGCTGTTCCCTGGATGGCACCGGCACGATCACCGGCTGCTATGGGGATGGCATCTACATCGGCCCGGGCGCTCCCGCCCAGACTTTCAAGATTGGGGCCATCGTCAGCACCGGCAACCGGCGGCAGGGCCTCACCATCGATTCGGTCAATGGGCTGATGGTGGACGGGGCCGAATTTTCCCACACCTCCGGGACCTCCCCGGCCTGCGGGATCGATATCGAGCCGGACCAGACGACCCAGTCCGTGAAGAACGTCACCATCCAGAATTGCAACATCCACGACAACGCGGGCGGGGGCATCCAGTCCGGACCGGACGATTCCGGGCCCGGCTCGGTGGACACCCTGACCATCCAGGGCAACACCCTTAACAGCAACGGCTCGCCCGGCGGCAAATACGGGATCTACGCGACTTTCGGTATTGAAAACCAGAATTCCTCGAACGTCACCATCCAGAACAACACCGTGAA